GTATAGTAACCACTCCTCCCGCAAGTCCTACGTTTGGAATTTGTGTAGGATTAAGCATTGGTCTAAAGTCTAAAATCAATTGAAAGTTTACTTCTCCTGTTGTTAGATTAGATTGCATTGAATTAATAATGTAACGCTTGTCTCTGATTACTAACCTATCGTTTAATTTTAATCCTGTAAGTAGTGAAATAGGTAGAATAGTTTTTACACTTATAAGCCTTTGTTTTAAATTGTAAAGGTTGTATAGGTAACTAAAATAATATGTTCCGAATATTGTTTCTTGTATCGGTATATCAAGCAACGTACTAATGTCAGGTGCGAAGTTTAATGTATAATTTGTTAGGTTCGTGTATAAATCTTGTCCAAATGGTGTGTAATTTGTAATATTACTTGTAGCACTTCCGTTGTTAAAGTGAAAATCAACAGTTTGATTGTCGTATTGGTAAAGTAAAATAGGCTTAGGAACGTACGGAGCGAATTCATTGTTAAGTGAATAACCAACTTGTAGGTTTGTTCCTGTGAATTTAGTCTGCAATAAGTTCTCAAATGGTACATCTAAAGTAAATTCATCACCATCATAGGCATATTGGTAAGTAGTGTCTCCATACTCACGCATAAACAACTGACTAAATTGCTTATTTAAGAATGATTCAGACTTCTGAAATTTCATTGTTATCTTCTTGTACAACTTCATTCTATCTATGTCAATAGAAGCAACATCCGTAAATTTAGAAATGTCAACTATTGCTCCTTGAGAATACCAATCGTCTAATGGTTCTATTTGATAAACATTCTCACTTGTTGCGTAGCAAGTCATATTGAACATTTTAAGTATTCCACTAAAGAATTCGCTTACTTTCATTACAGGTGACATTGATGCTAAATCAGTATTCACTATCATAGAATTAGTAAAGCAAGTTGTTGTTCCTGTTATGTAAACTATTGAACTACTACTTGAATATCTTATTCTATAATCAATTGTTACGTTTACATTTACTGCTGTATGCGTTCTAATTTTAAATGTGTAAATAGAATCTAATCCAAAAACATTCGGGATTTCAACTTGAGTTAAATAACCTGAAGCACTAAATGGTAAACTTTGAATTAAATTTCCGTCTTGATATACGTCTATTGTTGCACCAGTAGCAGCCGATATTGAATTTACATTTATTCTAATATAGTGTTTACAAATTGGTAAATCTTGATATTGAATTCTTATTGAATTATCAGTTACATTTATTGCATTACTTGGGACATTTGTTCCTGTTATAACTGTGTTAAAATCTATTGCTTGAGCTTCAGTCCAATATAAAAACTCATTCTTGTTTTTGTACCATAAAAATAACTTACTAAATCTTTCATCACTTAAAAAGTTTCCATTAAACACAACTCCGTATTTTGTTGAAATTTCTTTAAATATATTTTGAACTCTAACTGCAGGAAATAATTCATTATAGTGTATGTGTCCACTTGTATGATGTATGTCGTTAGAACTTGATGTAGGAATTGTTAACCAACTTGGAAATATAGTTGTAGGTGCTTGACCTCCATATGTCCAAATTCTATTGGAAGTTATTAATGGATATTTAACATTGTATGTATTAGTTCCGTCTATTATTCTATTCTTTACTTCAGTTCCGTTGTAAGTATGGTTTAAATCAGTATAATCTAAATTAGATAATAAATCCTCACCAAAGAAATCTAATAACGTTCTTCCTTCTCCGTAAAAACTTAATGAATAGCTTTCAGGCTTTCCATTCTTTATTTGTGATTTGTCAATTCCTATTTTACCACGTCTAAAAAAAGTTAAGTCAATTTCTATGAATGCGTTTCGTCTTAAGTTATGGTCAATGGTTGCATCAACATCACTCTGGTAAAAGTGTTGAAATATTTGATTATTTGTTTCTGAAGCAGGTACTGTAAAACTCTGCGAAAAGTCTGTGTAAGTTTTAGAAATATCAGACACGTTTTGTTGCGTTGAAGTTACTTGAATTTCCTCATCGTTAAATAACTCTAATCTTTGACCTTCTATATATACTTGTATCTTTCTATTCATTACACAACAGAATTAATTGTATCATAAGCATATTCAAAATCTAATTGGTAGTTTATCATATGGTTGTTTATGCTCTTAAATATCTCAGTTGATTTCGTGTTTATCTTTACAGGTGATTTGTCTAACAAGATTCTTTCGCTTAACATTAGCTGTTTAATCGTTTCTCCGAAGCTTTCATTTACCCAATCAGTGTTTACCTTAATCTGCTCTTTTGCGTTCGTGTTAAAGACTTTTCTTTGTCCTTCTAAAACGTCATAACTTGGGTATGTTAACGGCATTAAATTGTACTCAGTATTCTCAACACTTATTGCTTTGTTGCTTGCTTTAAAAAACCACTCTGTTTGCCAAGCTCCAAACTTGTTTACAAAGTCGCATCGTGTTGGTGTATATTTACATTCGTCTTTTGGTTTAAATGTTGCACTCCAAACTGTGCTGCCTCCTGTGATAATTTCAACCTTGTTTCCTGCAGTTAAATATGGCGCGTAAACCTTTGCCCAATCGTTTACGTTTGATGTGTTTAAAGTTGAAGTATTGGTTGCACCTGTAACTAAATTGGTGTACTTTATTGTGTAACCACTTGTTCCTTCTATTGTAATGTGTCCAGTGTTACCTGTTCCGTCTAAATAGTAATTTGAGTCTATAGGTGAAAGATGAGCAATAAATAAATTAGGATTTCCTCCTTCGGTATAATTGCCATATCCATCGTATGCTCTATATGTTAAAGTTGTACCAAACTGAACAAAACTACCTGATATCTTTTTAAATGTTTTAACTCCTACCCAACACCATTGAGCAGCAGGTGTAACAGGGTTTCCTGTAGTAACGTTCTGCAAGGCATTATGATTGATGAACTCTTTAATATAAGGTGATAGATCGTAGTAAGTCGCAGGCGAACTTGACGAAGGTATATTCTTGCTTAGTGTGTAAGATGGTGAAGCAGGCATTGGCGTACTATTTCCATTCCATAAGAATATCTTAACCATTGAAGCAGTTTGACCCGTTTCGTTTATTGTTAAAATGTAAGGTGAACGTGCAAATATTGACATATTATTTTGTTAAATAAATTGATTCATTAAATAGTTTTAAAGCGTCTAATCCAAACTTCTCAATCAATTGGTTTGGTAATTTTTTGTATGCAGTTTCAAATGGCTTCGTAAAAAACAAACTCGGTTTAATTCCTTTTTTAAATATATGCCTGGACAAAGCAAATTGTAAACTCTTTCTACTTGTGAACTTTCCGTTTGCGCCTCTTGGTGCTAATCCTTTCTTAACAGCCCATTTATCAAATGCTTTCGGAGGTGGTGCTTTAGTTGTGTACTTGTAAGGTGTGTCAAATTTCCTTTCTTTACCTGATACTCCTTTATCTTGATAAAGTCCGTACTCCTCCATTATAAAATCCATTTCAAATGAATTTGCATTAGCTTGAACTCGTGCATTAATAGATTTAAATAGCTTACCACTTCCTTTGCCTGATTTGCTCAAGTTCTTTTTTGATTCGTTTATAACGTAATCACGAAACTTATTCAATTCAATTTGAAGTTCAGATTGTTTCATTGATTAATCACTACTTCGTAACCTAATTGCTCATAAGCTAACTTAGCGTATTTGTGTGCCGTATCTAAAGATTGTATTTCACCTTCTTCCAAAGTAGCGTTAATGTTACCCGCTGGAATGTCAGTATAAAGAATCTTTCCTTCATCGTAAGTTGCACTATTTACAAATGTCGCTACTGAAATTTCTAATGTAGTTCCACTTGCTCTTGCTGCGAATTCTAATCTTCCGTAAACCTCACTAAGTTTATATTCAGTTCCTGCTATTAAAATTTCTTTTTCTGTTGTTGCTTTAATTTGTATGCTCATATTTTTATTTTTATTTTTATTTATACAATAGTTAAAATTCCTAAATTATTATATATATCACCTGCCACTAACCCCGCAGATGATGTTGGTAAGTTACCCATATTTATAACACCATTACCTTTTACTTTTATTATATCTAAAGTATTAGCACTATTCCTAACTTTAAAAGCTATATCGGTTGATAGTGCTCCTTGGGCCCTTACGTCAAGTCTTGCACCTGGTGTTGTATTTCCTACTCCAATTAATCCTGCATTATCAAAATATAATCTATTAATACCATTTGTTTGAATAGATGTATTGTTTGTTGCATTTAAAGTAGATGAAAAATTAGATGTTAGTGCTAATCCGTTTCCACTTGCAGTAACTTGTGTAACACCTGAAGTAGTGCCTAAATACGTTGTAAATCCATCAGAAGAAACTGAATTACCAAGACTAAATGCTTTTGTTCCATACACAATAAATAAATCAGCATTATCAGCACTATTTCTTATTCTAAAAGGTATATCAGTAACTGCTGTACCACTTGCCTTTAATGCTAATCTCTTTAATGTATTATCATAAGTGAAGTTAGCATCTTGCTGAACTACTCCTCCTGCTTGAAAGAATACTCTACCATCTGTTCCAGATGTTACAGCTGTTGTACCTACTGTTAAACCGCTTGAGATAGCTATGTCACCGCTACCCAATAAAGAAGTAGAGTTAATCGTTTTAATGTTTGTACCACTTACTAAAGTAGGTTGTACTGCAACATCTCCACTACCTAAAAGCGAAGTACTATTAACAGTCTTTATGTTTGTGCCACTTACTAAAGTATTTTGTTTAGCATTTAGTGCAGTCTGTGTTGCAGTTGATACAGGTTTGTTTACGTCTGTAGTATTATCTACGTTACCTAAACCTACAGAAGTTTTATCTAATGTTTGAAAGCTCTTATCACCTCTATAATATTGTGATGTTGTTCCTGAAGTAATTGTTGGTTCTTTCGCGTTTAATGAAGTTTGCAAGTCTGTCTGAGTAGATAACGTTCCTGTTATTGTTCCCCAAGAAGAAGACGCACTTGCTGAAATTTCCACATAGGCGCTACCTGTCCAACGATAAGTCTTGTTAGTGTCTTCTGCTATGAAGATAGTTTTTAAACTACCTGTTACAGGGAATGCTGCAAGGTTAGCGTAGTTCTTTACTTGTGATGGTATGTTAATATCTATTGCCATATTACGTTTATTATTTGATTGCTTAGAGTTGCAAATGTATTTGTTGCTACTTGTGTTCCGTCTATTTGTATGTTAAAAGTAGTGTTAGGTAAAGTTAAAGTACTTCCACTTTGTATTGTTGCATTATAACTTCCATTTGTGTTTACAACATAAGAAGGTGAGCAAAAAGGCGCATAACTTCCAGTGTCGCAAATTGTCATATCATTAGGTACAGTGACATCGAATGTCATAGTCCAACCTGCTAACAAGTTTTCAAATCTTTCTGTGAATGGTTCTAAATTAGGATCACCTGCAACAACAAATTGCAAGTCCCATAAATTGCCGTGCAACATCTGCTGAAAACATCTATTTAAAATGTGATGTTGAGTGTTTAATACATCAAGCTCGTTGTTGTTCTCTTGGAATACGTCTGTTACTTCTGATTTAGAAATATCTACGATATCCATTGCAATAATAGAAACGTTAAATGTTTGTGTATTAGATTGCAAAGAAGAACTATTAACCATTATGTGAGTCAATGGAAATATAGTTTGCTTGTTTAAATCAACTTGAAAGATATCTCCTTGAGTAACTGAGTTAACCAACTCATCATTATCAAAGTGCCATTTAAGTTTGTCTAATATGTCATAAAATCCTATCATTTGATTAATTTATTAAGTTGTCGTTGTTCGATTTCTGTTTTTTGTTTTTCGAAGGTAAGATAGGTGAGACATTTAGTAAGTCCGAGACTGGCAACATCATCGAATCTTGTAACGTCTCCTTTAGCGAGAGCATATAGTGATTGATACCATCCCCATCGTTTTGCAAATTGAGTTGTTTCGCTAAAGTCTGCGACAGCTTCTTGTCCTTCTGCATCTCCTTCTCTAAATAGTTCAGGGTAGCCGTTAGTAACTCGTTTCCTAAAGTCCAAAAAAAAACACTACTTGCTATCACAACATCAAGTGGCGCGAACTTCATTAACTCTTGAAAGTCTAAGTTAGGTTCGTAGGGCATTATATCGTACTTTTCTTTTTGTGTTTTAACAATAGGTCGGTACATAACAGCCATTGCTTTATGGTAGTCATCCCATTTAGTTAAGTGACTTTCTAAATCTACATATTCACCAAAAGTTATTGCTTCGAGTTCTGGTATAAATCCGAATTCAATTGCTGTTTGGTTTGCTGTTATCTTAAATCTATTTTGAAACTTGGGCTTCTCTGAAAACAACTTGCTAAAGTGAGCTATCAATTCATTCATAGATGAGAGCTTCATTTTAACTATGTCCTTGAGTTCTATTCCGCAGAATATTTCAATCATCTTTTGTGCTACAAATTCCTCGTCATTGGAATCTGCTTGAACTCGTAAGAATTCCTGATAGTTTTTAAGTGGTATTTCACTTAGACTTGAAGGTACATTAATTTCTAACTTCATATTATTTAAACGATTTATTTAGTATTTTGTTGTTTGCGTATAAAGTCAAATGCCTCGCATAACATTTGAAAGTGTATTCTCATTCTCATCATATCGTCAAATACAATTTGTATTCGTCTTCCTTTCTTTTCAAAGATGTAATTTTCAACTACCCTTTTCATTGCGTTTAAATCTACTTCTTCTGTCATCTGATATAGTATAAGCCTTTGTTTGGGTTTGCTAACTGATAAGCAACTGCATATCTTAAAGCATCTATTGCGTGATTATGTTTATCTATTGGTGTTTTACTTTTCTTCTCTAACCAAGAATAGTTGTTTAGTTCTTTGATTAAATCAATGCTGTCTTCTGATATTACCAAGTCGTAATCTTGCAGTAAACTAATCCCATATATTACACTATCAGCTCCTTTGATTGTAGCTACAACATTATTGCCTAAAGCATTTAACTCGCTTATCAATCTTGGCTCTGAGTTGTCACCTACTATTAAATCCTTGTCAGCAAACTCTGAATTTAATCTGGCTATTTGAGAAGTAGTTAATGCTTGCTTGTAAAATAATAGTTTAACATAAATTATCTTATTTGCCTTATCTATGTTTGTCTTAACCAATGTTGTCGGGTCTGCGCTGAATCCGTAATCTTGTCCATATATATTTACTCCTATTTCTCTGAACTGTCCTATCTTCCAATTTGTAAATATAACACCTTCTGCTTTGTCAAGCCATCCACCTAAGATCGTATGCTTGTATTTCTCAGGTCTTCTTTCTTTGATTTGTTCTACCTGTTTTAAGAATGATTCAGATAGGTTCTCTAAGTTGTCTAAGTAAGTGGTGTGAATGTATGTTGTATCGTTATTTATTAGCGTAGCACCTTGTTGTATTCCTTTACTCTCAAAGAACTTATCATAAATAAAATGTTCCTTTGTCGTTGGGTTTAAAATAAGGATTACTCTGTTTTGTTTTGTCTTATGCCTAATTGATAAATCTATCTTGTCGAATGTATCCTCGTCTGTTAATTCTTCTGCTTCATCAAGCACCCAAGTTGTAACTCCCTGTAATGATTTAAGATTTGCCGTTTGAGTTCCAGAGCTTGTCTTGATTCCCTTGAATATTATCTTGCTTCCTGTGGTGATGTTTATTATTTCGTCTTTCGTTACGATAAATTGGTCTTCCATTTTCATTAGCTCAATCTTCTCAATGAATTCTGGTATGATTGAAATGGATGCTGAAACCAAAGTATAACGAGTGAATAAAACAACGTGTCCTGCTTCCCTTGTCAATAGCAACAGGAATGTAGTTACACTATAAGACTTTGACGAACCACGCCCACCTGTAACAATGAAGTATCTTGATTCGCTGCCTAAGTAATTAAATTTATGATTTAAAACTATCAATCTTAAATAGGTCTTTTACATCAAAATCAGATACACTTAAATTTGTGTCATTAGTTTGCTTCGGTGCTCCATAGCAACTATCCATTAAAGCTTTGTATGCATTTACATCACCTTTACCCGCCTTTACTAACATAGCTAATGTAATGGCTTGTTCTTGTGTTAAAGTTTCTTGTTCACCTGTTAATGGATTCTTTTGATTCTTTGCGAATTCAAATAACTCTTTTATAATTGTGCTTCTATTTCGACTTCCTTTCGGTCTACCTGTTGGATTTCTTACCTCGCCTTTTTGTGCAGGAATTAAGTTTTCTTCGTTAGCCATATTTTCTAAATTGTTTCTAAATTAATTGTCCTATGTTACCTAACTCTTTAATCACGTCTGGGTTGTTATCGTAATGCTTATTTATTCCGAGTTCTTTTACCTTCTCTATTTTTGCTTTGTTGCTTCCTGTTGCATAAACTCTTGAGAATAGAATGCCTGCTTTGTTTGCTCTTGGTAACATATTATCCTTATTGTCTCTTGCTGAAATAATATAAACTGTTGCTCCTTGTTGCTTATACTTTAAAGCAAGGTCTAATCCTTGCTTTAAAGTATAAGC